AATTTTTGTTCAAACTACGGTGCGATGTTTTAAAGGATCGAGTTATTTAAGGCATTTTCTGTATAATATTTTTTTGCTGTTTTAAAATATTATCATTTTATTTGCATGAAATAATAAAACAACAATCTTATAAAACAAAATCATGAAAAAAGTAATGCTTTTAGTACTAGCTAGTACATTATCTTTATCGTTGTCTTCATGTTATAGCTCTCAATTGTATGTAGGTGGCATGGAGGTTGATGAACCAAAGAGAGTTTTCAACTCAAAGACAAACAATCATTTTCTTTTCGGACTTATATCACCAGCATCAAACAAAAAGGATATTAAGCAATATGTTGGAGATCGTCAAAAGTATGCAATCAAAAATCACCATACTTTTTTAAACGGTTTTTTGGAGGTTATAACTTGTGGTATCTATACTCCATCAAAAACTACATTTTATGTACCTATAAATGAATGACATTTAAAATTTTACGCCTCGTTCTTTTTAAGTTCGGGGCATTTTTTTGTAATTGTATCTTCACTCAATTATTATCTTTATTTTATGGTCAGGGCATCTGTTTGCGCAGAAGAACCTGATATACGCGATGAGCTCCGCTTTTTTGGGGCAGTTTCTGCATGGGAGCTGGAGTTTGTTGTTGGGGATTCTTGCTGTTGTTTCTTTAAATTATCTAACTCGTTTTCGAGCCGTCCTATTTCTCTCTCCAACTTTCGATTTTCTTCTTGTAGATCCTTATACATATAATAAGGTACTGCTTTTTCTTGTTGCGATACGTTAATTCGTGTTTCTAGAGTAGGAACAAGTGTGGATCTTAAATTAGAATTCTCATCTTTTAGCATAGAGCCTTCGCCGGTAAGAAGCCAACCGATATTTAATTCCGGGAAAGAAATAGATATTTGTTCTAACTTATCATATCCAAGCCCTTTCCTCATTGAATTTATATACCCATTAGATAAACCCATCATTTTTTCAAAGACAGCATTTTTAAGCCCTTTATGTTTTAAAAAAAGTAGCAAACGTTCTTTTTGATTCTTAAAATCAGCCATATAATATTTTTTAACCATTAAACCTAGATATTTGCTCTAATAATTCTTTGCTTATTTAGAACATTGCTCTATATTTGCATACGGTTTAATATAAACCGCGCCAAATATAGCAATTTTAATCCAATAAATATTGAATATGGGACAAGTAATTAAGTTAGGCGCACAAGGCAAGAAGGAACTTGCTATCGCCTTTAAAGTAACAATGGCCTATGTCGGACAGGTGTTGTCCGGTCAGAAAAAGGGTGGTAAAGCCCCTGCGATTTGGGAAGCCGCCAAGAAACGGAACGACAGCAAGCTGTACAATGTTGACGAAATCGCCAAGCATGAAACAGTCAGAATACTCGACAACAAGGGTAATGTGAAAGCGGAACGTACTAATTAATAATGTATTATTATGGAAACACTGAACAACAACCAGCAGGCAACAGGTCTGCAAACCTACCTCAATGAGAACATTGGTGTTAACATCAGAGTCAAAATGATTAATGGAGAACCTTGGTTTTCTGGGAAAGATGTATGCTATTCTATTGGGATCAGCAAGTATCGCGATTTTTTATCCAAACTGGATGACGATGAAAGGGTGTCCACAAATATGGACACCCTCGGTGGAAATCAGCAAATTACAGTTGTAAATGAGTCTGGTTTATACCATCTGATCTTCCTTTCCCGCAAGCCCGAAGCAAAAGCCTTCCGCAAATGGGTAACTAACGAGGTTCTCCCTTCCATCCGCCGCACCGGTGCTTACTCCGTCTGCCCGACACAGCGTCCGACGCTTCCCGCACCCAAGTTCCGTCCGGACTTCATCGAATGGAAACAGGCTGTGTGCCGTTATCTCAACCGAAATGATCTGAAAACGGTTGCCACCAACATGAAAGTCACCTACTCCCATGTATGCAAGGTGTATTCCGGCAACACAATGAGCCGCCGTATAGCCGACAGACTGACGAAGCTGGCTATCTCCCACAAGAACAAAGGCATCATATATCCCGAACCTGTTCCGGTGTACAGGCAACTGCTGATAGAATGGGAGGAACAGGGATGATTACTTATACGATGGGTATCAACCTTGAATACCTGAGGATCGTGATAACGATCTGGCGTGAATACGGGATGCTCTGCCCGATCATCATTCCCAAGGATCAGGACGCCGAAGGGGCGGTGATGGTGAAGATAGGACCAACAACCGACATGAAGGTCGCGGAGATGGTCGACAAGATATGGGACATAGCCGGAGCGAAGCGTCTGGTCAAGGAAATCGAAAAATAAACCAGTTCAAAATCAACACACTTATTAATCTATAAACGATGAAAAAGAAAAAAGCTATAAGAACACTGATTGAGATTGATGAAGTGTTCCAGAATGTAGAGCCCGGACATTTTTTCGTAGTAAGAATCTTCGGCATTCCGATAGCACGGTTCAACCAGATATCACGGCATATCGAAGAAGATGATGAAGAGGAATAGAATTATTAACAATTAAAATTAACACACCATGAAATTTGATATTCAATTTGACGAAGTGCGCAAGATTGCGATACAGATAGAGGAGCTGGCGCACAAGCTGGCAGCGGAAACCTCCAAGGAAGGTTCCCGTGACGAGAACAGTATTTATGTATATTCAGCCGAAATCGCCCGTCTGGCTTTCCCTATCACGCCGACAGTGGACGGAGCGCGTCCTGCAAGACCCTTATGTATTCACTACCCCAGTCTCGTGAAGATCGAGAACACATTCCGAAACAGAAGACTGGATATATTGACTGACAATGTTGACAGCCAGCGTAAAAGTATGGATCAGTAGAGGGTTATTATCCAGGAAGAAGGCTATCTCCCCTAGTTTGTATGGAGAAGTCTTGTTTTTGTCCGAAAGGCTGGATGTCATAAACAGAAGACCGGGCTTCCATGCTTCTCCAAAACCGGATAATATTTTAAACACTCTTTTAATAGCAGCCTCATTAGTAGCCCTGCAAGAAACAGTTACCTGATAGGTGTCAATAGATTCATCATTCATGACTAATAATTTTTAAAATTCGACATAGCAAAAATAACAATAAACCCTGAAGGGCGCGTCCAATCCGGCAATAATTTTAAAATTCGACACTTTATCTTTATCCGGATGCGCCCTTAATTAAAAACCGAAAGCAATGAAAACATTCAAAATTATCCATATAACAGCCGCTGTCATCGGCCTTGTGGTAGTGCTCAGACTGGCAGACAACCTCCGCCCCACCTTCAACGAGAACCTTGCCGCCTCGGTCCTTGCAGTCGTATGCTGCCTTTCCCTTATCGGACAAAGGTATTACAGGGAGGAAAAATAGGACACGCGGTCAGGGAGCCGGAAGGCGGCCCTCGTTTCCGGTCCGACGCCGGAAACCGCACAAGGTTAAACAATAAAACGGTTGATATGGCTGTAATCTATAATGACAAGGTATGTATCTACGCCAACGAGCTGATCATGTATGATCCGAAACGCAAGGTGGGCTCCGAGAAGGGCTTCCTCCCGTTAGGAACATATAACACGAAGGTGAACAGAAAGCAGATTGTTGTTGCCGAGCGTGCCAGCCTCAGACGCCCCGCTCTGGTGGAGTTCGACTCGCTGGAAGTATACATACAGCAATTATACATCAAATATTACGGTGATCCCCATGAGGATGTCGAACGTGCCGCCACCAGCCCGCTTGAGAGGGCGGTAGGGTACAACGAGGCCGCCTACTCCTTCTTCACTACCTACAGGGACGGTGCGGGAAAGCCGCTCAGACCGGAGAAGGTCACGCTTTACACGCTCCAGGCACGTGTCCTGGATGCAGTCATCCGGCTGCGTGACAGCAATGCGGAATGCGGTTTCGGACGTGGCGGCTCCCGTTTCAACGTATGGGACAGGCTGAGTGAGATGGTGAACGACCTGCTGAAGGTGCGGGACAGCAAAGGCAACACCCGCTATCCCCACAAACTTCCTTCGACGGGAAAGACGCTCAAACGTAAAGTGGACCAGTATGAGGCGGAAGGCTTCATCGCTTTGGTGCACAAGAACAAGGGCAACACGTCCGCCGCCCTGATACGGGACGAGGAGGACGAGGCGATCATGCACAAGCTGCTTTCCCAGCACATGAATTTGAACAACGCACAGATAATGGAACAGTACAACAAGATAGCCTCCATATTGGGGAAACCGGAAATCAAGAGCCCTGTCACTGTGGACAGGTACCGGAAGATGATGGAATCCACCACCCTGGGGCACCAGCGCGGAACCACTGTCCTGAGGAACTCCCTTGAGATGCAGCACAAGCGTGAGGCTCCGAAGACCGCCATGACCTACTGGACACTGGACGGATGGGACGTGGAACTGGTCTACCAGAAGAGGCAGCCGATGGACAAAAAGGTGGACGGCGAGACAAGGACTTATAAGAAGACCACCTACCACAACCGCAAGACCATCGTGGTGGTGCTGGACGCCTGCGGCAAGTACCCGATAGGATACGCCGTCGGCGACCATGAGAGCCCGGCGCTGATACGCGAGGCGCTGCGCAACGCCATCAGGCACGCCCGGGAACTGTTCGGAGCGCGGTACAAGCCGTTGCAGCTGCAGAGTGACAACTACCAGAAGGGGGTAATGGTTCCGTTCTATGAGGCGATGACGGTGCACTACATTCCCGCCGCGCTCCACAACGCCAAGGCCAAGATCATCGAGCCGTACTTCAATTATCTGAACAAGACGTACTACCAGCTGGAGAAGAACTGGAGCGGTGTGAACATCAACAGCAGGCGCGGCTCCCAGCCCAATATAGAGATCCTGAACAAGAACCGCCACCTGATCCCCGACGAGGAGGGCGTGCTGGCGCAGATACACGGCATCATGCAAAGGGAGCGGGCCAAGAAGCTGGAGGCGTACATGGCCGCATGGGAACGCACCCCCATGGAACGCCGGATGCCGTTCTGTGACGAGGAGTACCTGTTTCTTATGGGCGACACGACGGGGCGCACCAACCGGCTCACCGGCAAGGGCCTGCTGATCGAGCTCTTCGGGGAGAGGATCAATTACGAGAGTTTCGACATGGAGCTGCGCAACCATTTCCACGAGGACTGGTCCGTGCACTACGATCCCGACGATCTGTCGCAGGTGCTCATCGTCAATGCCGAATCCACCAAAGGGCACCGGCTGGCAAAGGAAACGGGGGATCTGAAGTTCCTCATGCAGCGTGACATGAAGACACCGATGGCCCTGATCGACCAGAAACCCGAACATTTCGAGCACCGCAGGAAGGTGGACGAGTTCAACCGGCAGTTCGAGCGGCGGTATGTGGCCAGACAGGAGCAGGTGGACGAGGTGATAACCGCCATGCAGGAGCGGAACCCGCTTCTCAAGAGCAACAGCCTGCTGGACCGCGCCCTGCTCACCGACAGCCGGGGACGGCACAAGGACCGCAAGTACGAGGCGCGCGGCCAGACGGTGGAGGACGTGGATTTTGAAGAGATTGCGCCCGGACCTCTCAGGGTTCCGTCCCCTCTTGTGGATGACGATTACGAATGGGACGACGCCGACATGAATTTTTCAAGATGATTTAATAACACTTTAAAAACAGCATAATTATGGATAAGGAAGCATTGAAACAGTACATAGAGAATTTGATAGAACGTGGTTCAAAACCTTCAGAACTGGCCCGTCGCTGCGGCGTGTCCGATGCGGCGATGTCCCAGTTCCGTTCCGGCAAGTACGGCGCGAATGACGACAACCTGGCGGTCAGGATCGCCACAGGCCTTTATTTCTATGAGAATTCCCGCAATGTGGTTGATACCGTAACCTCTTACCGGCAGGTGAAGCGGGCGTTCGAGGTTGCCAGGGGAAAGAGCAAATGGGTATGTATCAGCAGCCGCAGCGGAAGCGGAAAGACCCAGTCTCTGATTGACCTGTACAATCTGTGCGGTGACAAGGGGGTTGTATATATCAAGTGCCGCAAATGGAGCAGCCGCAAGTTCCTTACCAAACTGGCACAGGCCATGGGAGAGAATGTGACGCGCTATATGGATAATGACAGCCTGCTGGACCTGTGCATCGCGCACATGAATTCTCTGTCTTCCTATAAGCCTGTCCTGCTGATAGATGATGCCGGCAAGCTCACGCATTCGGCCATGTGCACGCTTATTCCCCTGTATGATGACACGCTGGGGCGCATGGGGTGTCTGGTGGCCGGCACGGAAACGCTGGAGCGCAATATCAGGCGGTATGTGGGACGTATTGAAGGGTATGACGAGATAGACGGGCGTTTCGGCCGCAATTACATCACCCTTCTGGGCGCTACCAAAAAGGATGTCATCGCCATCTGTATGGCCAACGGCGTGCAGGACAGGGAGACGGCGGAAGAGATATGGGGAAAACTTCCCAAGGTCAAGAAGCAGCCGCGTGAGGACGATCCCCGCCAGGTATTGTTCGCCGATGACCTGCGCGAGCTTTCGGGAATGATAGACAATGTGGTAATCAGACAGGAAATCAGCAACGGAGGAGCCGGCTTATGATCAGGTCATTGTCGTTTGACAACATATTGAACAAAAAATACGAATACATCCCCTTTTCCAAGGATTTCATGGATGCCTTTGGAAAGAGGCAGAAATCCGGGGCGTGGATCGTATACGGCAAGTCCGGACAGGGAAAGACCTCCTTCACCTTCCAGTTGGCCAGGGAGTTTGACCGTATCGGCTACAAGGTGCTGTTCATTTCCCTTGAGATGGGTGTCGAGTCCGATTTCAGGGACTCCCTGCTCGGATTCATGAATTCGTCAAGGAGCGGGATGCTGTTCTGGGACGAGGTCCCCACTTTTGATGAGTTTGACGAATTTCTCGGGAAACAGAGATCCCCGGACGTGGTCATCATCGACTCCCTGCAGAGTCTTGAAGGCGAGATGGACGTCACCGCCAAACAGCTGGTCGAGCTCAGGAAGAAATACAGGAAGAAGATATTCGTATACATCTCCCATGTGGAGGGGAAGGAGGTGCAAGGCACGGTGGCCTACAGGGTCAAGAGGGACTGCTTCTCCCGCATAGAGGTGAACGGGTTCTGCGCCCGGTACATGAGCCGTGGTGTTCCCGGTCCGAAAGGATTCTATGTGGTCTGGAAGGAGGGCTATGAGAGATGCTGGCTCAGGAACAGTGACGAACCATTTAACAGCAATAGCAATGAACAAGACAATTGAATTACCCGCGACAAATGCCCAGAAGCGGTGCATACACCGCCTCAGACGGCAATTCGGGCTGGACGAGGATGAATACAGGCATCTTGTCCGGCAGTTCAGCGGCGGACGGACAACGACGTCCGCGGAGTTGTGCAAAAGCGAGGCCGCAAGGCTGATCGGGACGCTGCTCGATCCCGACGGGAGAAAGGACCCGGAAAGACGGGAGAAACTGGCACTGGTCAAGGCCATTTACGCCGTGTCAATGGACATCGGTTTTCTCAACAGGAGCTACCGCAGCGACAATCCCGTGGAGGTTGAGATGAACAAGGCGAAGATCACCTCCTTCCTGAAGAGCCACGGAGGATGCAGGAAGCCGGTGTCAAGCCAGAACCTGGAGGAACTGAAGGCCACACTGAAACAGCTGAAGGCCATAAGACGGAAGGAGGAGGTATGAGAATAAAGCACCTTGTGTATGTGATATCCGCCCTCTCGGCTTTCACGGGCATGATAGTTAATGATGACTTCTGGGCGAAAACATGGTCACTGAATGCCATGCTATGGATTCTGGTAGCATGGATAAACGATAATAACAATAACAATGATGACAATGGAAAAGACGAAATTCGAAAAGGAATGTGCTGACATGTGTGCCGATTGCCACGCCAAAGGGCTGGACATCTGCCGGGAGGATGCGGACACCGTGCAGCCGATGTTCGCCCGGTGCGGGTTGTGCGGGAAGGTGTTCTGTGAATACAACAACCACATGACCGTGAACCATCTCTGCTGGGAATGCCAGACAGCCATAGAACAGAACGTTGACTGCAACGAGGAGATAATCGACCCTGATTTATTCAGGAATTTATTCACTAATAAATAGAACAGATATGGATATCAAGAATTTATCTGAAAAGGAACGTGAGACCCTGCTAAGCAAGCTGCAGGCCGAAAAGAAAAGAAAGGACGGGGACCGAAAGAAGAACTACCAGAAGCTGCGTGCCAGATTCCTCGCCTCTGTGGAGAGGAAGCTCCGCAAGTATATCAAGGACGGTCAGGAGTTCAAGGAATGGCTCCGTAAGGAGGCCACCGCCTACTATGACCAGCTGAAGGAGTACGGCGGTCTGAAACGTGACGAGCAGCTCGGGTTCGAGGTGAAGAACGACACCTTCAAGGTTTCCGTCAAGGGGAACCGGGTCAAGGGCTTTGACGAGAGGGCCGACGTGGCAGAGAAGCGCCTAGTGGACTACCTGAACGCATGGATCGGCAAGAAGGGCGATGACGGGCGCAACCCCATGTACAAGCTGGCCATGTCGCTGCTCCAGCGCAACGAGGCCGGGGATCTTGACTACAAGTCCATCTCCCGCCTGTACGAGCTCGAGGACGACTTCAACGACCCCGAATATTCGGAAATCATGCAGCTCTTCCGTGAGAGCAACGTGGTGGAAGGCACGGTGATCCGCTTCTACTTCGAGGAAAAGGACGGAAACAATCAATGGAAAAGAATAGAACCCTCATTTAACAAGATGTAAATTATGATGCACAATTGGTTTGAATGTTCCATCCGCTACGAGAAGGTGGCGGAGAACGGCATGAACAGGAAAGTAACGGAAGCCTATCTGGTCGACGCGCTGAGCTTCACGGAAGCGGAAGCCCGTATTATTGAAGAAATGAACCCGTATATCAACGGTGAATTTACCGTCTCGGGCGTCAAACGCGCCGGTTACAGCGAACTGTTCCCATCTGAGGAAGATGCGGCCGACCGCTGGTTCAAGTGTAAGCTGTTCTTTATCACGTTGGACGAAAAAAGCGGAGCGGAGAAAAAGACCCCCACTACCGTACTGGTACAGGCTTCCGACCTTCGCGATGCCGTAAAGAAGCTGGACGAGGGGATGAAGGGCACGCTGGCGGACTATGTCATCGGCTCGGTGTCCGAGACCGCCATTATGGATGTCTATCCCTACACTGCTGATGTGAAACCTGAATTTCCCGGTGATGATAAGAAGGAAGTTTGACCATCCCCATGTAGTCCTGTGCCGCACATGCTGCGGCCGGGGCTTTCTTGAGAACCTGGACGAGCTGGCGGACACCGTACATACCGTTGCCTGTCCCGCCTGCAAGGGGAGCGGACGTGTGGTCGTATCCTCCGTTACCCTTACCACCGTGGAGCCTTATGATCCCGAATCCCCAACTCTCGCGATGTATGGAAAAGGACGGAATGAATGAGTACCTGCTGAAAGAAAAATTGGAGAGTCTCAAATCCGCGATGGAGGATATGCTGGATGAATCAAGACTCCGGTGCCGGGAGGGCTGGCATAAGCGTGACAGGGCGTTCCGTCCGCAGAGTTTCAGGAAAAGAACCATCTGGCACCGCATAAGGAGCCGGTGCTTTTAAAACAGATTTAAGAACCTTTTAAAAACAATCTTATGAACCTGAGAAAAGACAACAAGAAAAAGAAACCGATGCAGCTTATGCTGGACGAGATCTCCGGAATGATGGGCGTCTCGCAGGAGATGATTCTGTCCCGGATGATATCCAGGAACATATCCGATTCAAGGATGCTGTTCTGCTATATGGCGTATGAGGAAGGGTATCTGTTCCGTGAGATAGCCTCCTTCCTGAAGATATCCAGATGCAGGGCGACAACCGCGTATTATGATGTGAGACTGAGAAAGGAAAAGTTCCGCCCGATCATTGCAAGGCTGGCCGGATGCGGAACAGGAGGTGTCTAGCAGCACTGCAGGTGACGGTTCCCGCACGGTCCGGAAAACCCAGGCGGGACTATATCAACCATTTCCGGCAGGACAGGCCGCTTGAGGGGGTGTACTTCACGGACTTTGCAAGGGATATGCTTGAGAGAAGGGGAAAACGCAGGTCCGGACATTATGCCGCGGTTTATGATGCGGTCCTCCGGCACATAGACAGGTTTTCCACCGAATTCGACTGTGACATCTTCACCAATTCCGTGACGGAGGAGTTTCTGGACGACTTCATTGTCTATCTTGAGAGCCGGGGGCTGCGTCACAACACCATAGCGGGCTATGTCCAGAAGATACAGTCGCTCGTCAGAAAGGCATCGCAGTACAATTACGCCGTAGACGCCACCTATGACGGAACAGATTTGCGTGAGGAGCCGGTAAATGCCGTTTTCCTCTCGATGAACGAGATCGCAAGGATCTACTATTACAAGTTTGAGAGGCAGGACAGAAGAAAGGCCAGGGAGCGGATACGTGACCTGTTCGTCATAGGCTGTCTGACCGCTCTGAGATATTCCGATTATTCGACATTGACAAAAGACAATTTGAGAGATGGATACATCATAAAAAGGACAAAGAAGACCAATGTGGACGTCAAGGTCCCGGCTCATGATTATGTAAGGGAGATATTCGAGAAATATGACGGGAACATACCCGGAGGACTGTGCATACAGTATTTCAACAAGTATCTGAAGGTCATCATGAGGGAGATAGGGCTTACCGACAGGATCACTTTCTCCTACACGAAGGGAGGAAGGCTGGTCACGGAGACCCGGGAGAAATGGGAACTGGTCAGCAGCCATACGGCAAGAAGAAGCGCGGCCACGAACATGTACCTTACAGGACGGATGAAGACATTGGAGATCATGAGACTGACAGGGCACAGGTCTGAGCAGAACTTCTTCCGGTATATCCGGCTTACTGCGGATGATACGGCCCGGTCAATCTCCGGAGACAGTTTTTGGAGAAAATAATAATCTGCCATTTGCCGGTGTCGGCAAATGGCTCATAACTAATTTAGAAAGGAATGAATTATGAATAAAAGAACAATTCAAATAGATGTTATCGGTCCGATAGAAGAAACTGAATTAATGAAATGTAAATTGTATGTTGATGGTCGTGTGTGTGTAATCGGAATGTCACGATATGACTATGAAGAGTTAATGCGAGAAAAAGTGTTTATCCGGGATGGTAAGAGCGTTGATTCTGCTGGTGTGATAAACACGACTAACACTTTCGTTGAAGATGATTAATATTAAATTAAAAAGGAATAAAATTATGAAAACATTAACTGTTGGAGAGCTTATAGAAAAGCTTAAAAAAATGCCTAAATCAGCTAATGTATTTATGCTCACAGATAGAACAGAATCAAACTGGGATGAAGAGAACGCTAAATTTATACGTGTTCACGGGATTGAATATGTAGAAAAAGAAACTGTATATCCTGATGATGGATTTACGGATAGTGTGGAACTTAATGTCTTACTTGAAATAGAGGAGGATGAAATATGACAAAAGAAGAGGTTCTTAAATTGGAGAGTGAAGATAATAGAATAATCAACTGCACAGGCAATAAAATTGAATTTGCCAACGGAGACGTTTATGCCATGAGTTCACCAGGTAGATTGTTTTACAAGGTGAAATGCTTTGTACTTTAATTCAAAACGGAATAGAAATGAGTAAAACAACAATTTATTACCTATTCCTAGTAGTAATGTATATGCTTCTAGGATAGGTGGAAAGGAGATATATGAAACAGACAGTAGAAGAAGTGGCATGGGAAGCGGCAGAAGATTGTTATGAATGCCATTACGATGATAGCTTAGAAATGAGATTAGTTAAAGAGGCATTCAGACAAGGTGCCGAATGGCAGTCCAAGCAATCGCCTTGGATAAGCGTTAAGGAGCGGTTGCCGGAAGAAAATGAGAATATCATTATTATGTGTGAGCATGGCGCAATATTTAATGGTACATACTGTAATGGAGTATGGTTCTGTATGGATGGTTATATTCATGATATATACAAAAGTAATCCGATTTATTCTTCAATGAGTAGCATACCTTCGTTATGGGAACCAGTAGCATGGATGCCCATCCCGTCTTTCGATGATATACTCGAAGCCAACAGGGATGTACTGGAACGGATTAAAGAGAAAGGAGATTAATATGGAAGTAAAAAACGGAATAATAATAGACGGGGTGCTACATGAATCATCAGAAGGATTTTGTAATGAGTGTTCCTTATCCCGGGAATGCTGTAATATTTTAGATGATAACTATTGTGCCATACTAGATTTGGGAATAGGTCAGTGTTTTATCAGTCGTGGTAGAGTAATAGAGATTAAAACAGAGGAGGAAAAGAAATGAAACAGGTATTGTCAGTTGGACAGATAAAACATTTACAGAAGATTGGAATTGAATTAAGAAATACAAGTATGCTTTTGTGGCATCCACAAATACTTGATGGAATACCTAATTCAGTTTGGGATTTATCGTTTTGGAGTGAAAGCCTATTTAGTGAAGATAATGTGTACCCTGCTTACACCTTGCCGGATATTCTCGATAAGCTGCCTTGCTTTATCAACAATCAAGTGCTGACCATCCAAAAACTTGCAGATAGCTATACGTGCTTGTATATGGAACCTTATTCTAGGTCTATGATAAATATTACAGAAAGTAAAGAACTCATCGATGCAGCCTACAATATGTTATGCTGGTGCATTGAAAATGGATATGTTAAAGTTGGAAAGGAGGAATAACTATGGAAAATTATTTTAAAAATGTATTCGGTGTATATGATGGTTTACATACTGATACTTTAAGGCATATTCCCGAAATTAGTTGTTATAACCATAACTACTATATAGGATTGAAAAGGGGAAACAGTACGATACATGATTTGCTCTTTTCAGTAAGTAATGATGATAATCTTACAGAGTGGTATATCGTTCTTGGGAATTGTATCAAATATATTGGATATGAGTATTCAGACAAAGGAGTGATTAATTTATCGGAGGAACAATCATGACCGAAGAACTTGTAGTATTAGAAACAGCTAAGTTGCTGAAAGAGAAAGGGTTTAATTGGAAGTGTGAACACACAATAAGTTGCGATAATATTATTAGAAGATACGACATTCCGCAAAGTATGTCATGTTGTACGGAAATAGATAACGAACCAGTTGAATTTTTGTGCCCAGTGTTGTATGTTGCCCAAAAGTGGCTACGTGAAACCAAGAACCTGCATATCGAAATATCCTATATGTATGGAAATTATTGGATATATGATATACTAACAATTCCGAGGCATGACTTGATAGGATTGTCTGACAGACCTATTGTCCGTTATAATACCTACGAGGAAGCACTAGAAGCTGGGATACAGGAAGCATTAAAACTTATATAAAAATGAAAAAGATATCTTTCAATGATAAATTTGGATTAACACAAGCGGTGTTGGATGGTCGTAAGACTATGACGAGAAGAATAATCAAATGTCCTGGAACTTTTAAAGGAGAATGGGTTGCTGGATTCAATATACACAGATGTCATTCTGATAAAAAGATTGTTGGCTATCCTTGTATGTATGATGCTGATGGAAGGGAATTTGATTCGGGAGAAATTATTTCACGCTATAAGGTTGGTGAAGTTGTTGCCATTGCGCAAAGCTATGAAACCGTTTACCATGAACAAGGATTGGAAACACTTGATATGTTAGTTAGTGGTTGGAAGTATAGCAAAGGTTGGCGTAATAAACTCTTTGTCCGCGCTGACCTCATGATACATCAGATCCGAATTACCAATCTCAAGGTTGAACGTTTACAGGACATTAGCGATGAAGATTGCTTGAAAGAAGGGATATATGAAGATTCGGGTGATGATGAGTTTCCACCATCTATATTTTATGAATTTGAGGGAAACAAAGACGATGGATTTGATAATCCACGTGAAGCCTTTGCCGCCCTCATAGATAAAGTATCCGGCAAGGGTACATGGGAATCCAATCCTTATGTTTTCGTATATGAATTTAAACTGATTGATTAACAGATAGAGAGTAAATTTATGAACAATATTAATTTGAACGAACTACGGAATCGTGCTTATAAGACCGCCTGTGAGCACGGTTTCCATGATAAAGAATTGAGTAACGAACACTGCCTTTGCCTTATCGTTGGAGAGCTTATGGAAGCTGTGGAAGCGGATAGAAAGGGAAGATTAGGAAAGAAATGTAAATCACGTTTTGAAATGGACTATAATCGCTATCCTGCATTAGTGGAAGAAGAAAAGCGATTTAAGTGTTCCTTTGAAAAGCATGTAAAAGATACACTTCCAGACGAACTAAGTAATGCGGTTATATGCCTGTTTGACTTTGCAGGACTTCGAGGGATAAGCCTTGAATCTGCTAGTAATGATATTAACTCCGAATATATGGATGATATTGCCTACATGTACAGCCAATTGAGTTTCACGGAAGCGATATATTCCATATTTATCAAACCAATTGTAGATTACCAGTGTCTTTCTACGATTATAAATGACATGATATTTTCAATCTTTGCACTAGCCAAACATCTTGACATAGATTTGCTATGGCATATTGAGCAGAAGATGAGATACAATGAACTAAGACCTAAGTTGAACGGAAAAAAATATTGATTATGAAAACAATTATATTTACAATCATATGTATTATCTCCCTATTATGGGTTGGAGATCTAACAATTACATTTAAGCCGTTTTCCATATCACTACCCGGTTGGCATAAGGCTTTAGGTATTATCCTGTTTGTATTTGCAATGGCGGTGTATAACATTGGAGAATACGCTAAGGGGTACAAGCATGGTTTTGATGATGGAGTAAAGGAATGTATTGAAGCGATTAAGGGAAATGGAAAGAATTGAGCACATAGCCACAATTGATTTTTGCTACTTTAGATTAAAGGTTCTCTATAAACAACTTTCCAACACCAAGTCAAACATTGAAAGACTAGTTGACAAGGCTTGCGGTTATAATGAAACCGAAGAGATAAGAAAGGAGTGTATAACGCTTGTAGAACAGATCATTGAAAGTAAGAAATCAATCGGGGAGAATTTTACAAGAGATATATGTTTTTTGAATAAATTTAAAAAGGGGAATAAACTCTCATAGTTGATTCCTAAAATGTTAATATATATATCTACGCTATTTTTAAGAACAGAAATTAAATGACAGGTTTTGTTTTTATTCAGATTTTTTGTAGAAATGAATGATGGAGTTTATTTTGACCAAAATGGTAACGAGGTAATCGTAATCAATGGATTTGAATACTCACGAGAAGAATTTGATTCCCTTGTGGATATGTGTGGAGATTGCAATATGTAATAACAAAAGAAAGTAATGAATCAAGAAAGAACATTAACCTTTGGTAAGTATAAGGGAACACATCGAAGTAATATTACTTGAGGCTTCTCAGCAGGTGACTTCGGTGGTTTAATTTATTCAATCGAAAATTTCAATGAAAGTGAACATGAGTTTTAACCAATAAAATGAAGATATGAATAATGAATTTATTGATGGTATTTGGTTTGCTGTTCAGCATATTGTAGTAGTCAGAGATATGCCAGCAATCGCAATAGGGATAATTAAGGAATCGAATCTTTCCATTGATGATTGTAAGGCTGCGCAAAAAAGGAGTGGTTCTTTTCACAATCAGATGATGAAGTTTATTGAAACAGAATTAGCGTAAAACGATATAAAAATGAGTAAATCAGAAGAATATATTGAAATCAAGAGTTTTGTGGTAGTCAATCCCAACTTCCCGGTTATCACAAAAGAAAGTGCTCTTAAAGCCGTTGCAATGGCAGAGGAAGAAATGAAACGGAAAGCCATCGAAGTTCTTTCCTCTGTTTTGGATAACTGGGTGCATGGTGGTGACGCAGACTGTATCATTGCGGAGTTTGAGGAAAGATTAAATATCGGATAAAAACAGAACGGGCGCCCTGCGGCATACAATAATATGCGGGACGCCCGTTGTCAATGAGAAGTTATCGTGTTTCTTTCCGCAGTCTTTCCCTGACCTGCCGCTCCGTGAATCCGAATGCCGCGGCGAACTGTTTGAATTTCTCCTTCTGCCCGGAGGGGAGAAGGGAGTACAGGCTTGAGAACGGCGTGCCGCCTTCCAGCGCTTTCCTGATTTCTTTCTTTTTCATATAAGTTCCTTTATCTGTTTCTTACAACATTCACAATCACACAGCAGCAACCTGGCCTTGTCGAACATCTTCTGTCCTATATTGCCGGACAGGTAGCATATCTCCTCGCCCCACGGGTCGATCCCCAGCGCCTTTGCCATGTGCGCTTCCAGGTGCTTCCTTTCGTGGTCATAGGAGTTCTGGAACTCGGCGGGTGACGATGTGATCCCTATCACCATGACCGTCTGCCTTGTGCCGTAGTTGGAATAGGTGAGTCCGGTGTCCGGTTTTCCGGAGGACAGGTTCCTGTACGCCGTTTCCAGATCATCCCCGCGGCAGCCTATGTCATAGAGCCTGCCAATGATCTCGTCGGTGTAGTAACAGTCCACGGCATAGTAGACCGCCACCTTCCAGCCGTATTCCTCTATGTCAAACCGCTGGCGGATCATAACATCTCGTCCCATTCCACCGGTTCCCCGGCCCTTGTCATTTTCGCATACCACATGCACATGACCATGCCTTCCGGAGCGTCATGGTCATCTATGATATCCTTGACGTAGAGTGCCAGATGGGGCTCGTCGGCAATGGAGGACTTGAAACAGTCCGCCTTTGCCTGGTTGGCCACGTATACATAGTCATATAATGTGTTGTTCTCCACCCTGACCCCGTTCTTGGCCAGAAGTTCGTCCACCTTGTCCTTGGTCATGGGTTCGACCTTCTCGCTTTTTCCGGTTGCCGGGTTCATCCTGCGCATGAGCGACACGGCGAAGTCGCACAGCTTTTTGTTGAAGTGCCAGCCGTTATGCCGGAGGTACGCCGTCAGCTCCTTTGGCCGGTCATCATATATGTCCAGAGGTTCCTTTGTCCTGTTCATAGTCTTCTTGTTAGCCGGGACGGGGGAATCCCCCGTCCCGGCGGGTTAAACTAACGGTATCTTGAATAGCGTCCTGTTCCGGGCACTCCGCGGCGCTGGCCCATCGAGCCGCCGCCATAACGGTTCCCGTATCCTCCGCCGTATCCGCCACGGTTTCCATAACCGCCACGTTGTCCCATGTCGTCATACTCGTCATAGTCATCGTAGCCGTCGTCGCGCTGTCCCATGCCGCTCCCTTCCGAGAGTTCCTCAATGCACTGCATGAGCTTGCCGCCATACTTGAGCATTTTTTCGGCATAATCGGACATTCTCTCGACCTTGCTGTCTTCTATCTCGATCATCATCATACTTGTTGTTTTTTAGGATTGTTCGTACTGGGCCTTTCCGCCGGTTTAAGCAGTTCGGCCATCATGGCCTTCAGCTCGGATATCTCCTCCCTGAGAGCCTTGTTTTCCGCCTCCTGTCTCTGCCTTTCGGCAAACTCGGGATTCAGTATCTCCATCATCTTGCCGCAGGCGTCCACTATGGCACGGTGGTGGTCTATGCTTCTGAGTATCTCCGCGGACCTGTTCCTCATGGCCGCCACCTCGGAGTTCATCGACTCCCTTGACCCGGATATGACCATGTTCCCGCCTCCGGGGAAATTCGCGTCGGCGATGTCCGCCCCCGCGGGTATCTTCTGGAACGTGACGGTCTGTTCGCCGACCTTGACGGTGATGTCCACCACCATCTTCATCGGCTGGCCGAACATCACCGGCTGTGTCCCGTCCGGGACCGGGTTGGATACTCCCGCAATGGCGCCGACCTCCACATAAGGCGTCCCGTCCTTATGGAGTATGTAAAACTGGCTGTTGACTCTTAAATTCTGGAAAGGCATAATTGTTTCTCTTTAAATGGAGGGATTCCTCCCTCCTTGTTCTTAAACTACTCCGGTCATTATCTGCAGGGTGTTTGTCGTCCTGTCGAACCAGAACTCGAACACTCCCGTACCGGGGATGTCGGCCGCCGTCAGCGCTTCCCCGTTGTACTTGGTCACGGCCTGTGTCACCCCGTTTGTCTCGAACAGGACCGGCAGCGTCCCGGTTGTCCCTGTGGGGACGACCTGCGCCAGGTCAATGTAGATGGTCCCCCTGTACCATGCGTTCACAAAGGCATGGTTGGGAAAAGAGAACACCACATTGTCGGTATTGACCGTTACTCCCGAGGTTGATATGGCCGCAGAACCCCTGCGGTTTACAAATTGGAAAGGATATACTGCCATAATAGCCTCCTTCCTCAATTAACCCCAAAAGCCATTACCGACGGCGTAAGGATTGAAGCCGTATCCAAGACCATATTGGGCCGCCACACAGGTGGGGATTCCCACAACCGGGCTGTACGGCACCTTGGCCACTTCGGGCTGGTTGCACTCAATCTTCGCCAGACGGGCGCTCAGATCACCCAGCGCGGCGTTGACAGGCGCGATGGCCTGTGCGGACACCTGTGCGAAATACGCGTTCTGGTGCTCCTGCGAGAGCTGGTTGACGAGCGTGCTGTTCTTTTCGCGCAACGAGTCGATCTTGTCAAGCAGCGCCTGGTTCTGCATGGCGTCCAGCTTGCTGATGATGGCGTTGGTGTTGGCCGTACCGGCGTCACGCAATGCGAGCGTGTTCTGGTTGGCCGTGTTCACCAGTGCGTTTGTCTGGTTGCATACGGACAGCTGGTTCTCGTAGCCCATTTTGGTGATGTTCTCGTTTGTCTGGCAGCAGCACTGGCAGATCTGCGACTGGATGGCGTTGTTGCCCTGCATGATCGCGGTGACGATCTGGTTGGTGTTCATGCCCATCTGGTTGCCGATGTTGCATATCTGCATGCCAAGACCGTTTATGGCGGCCTGTACGGCGTCCGAGGAAGTGTTCAACGCGGTGGCCAGGCTTTGGATGTCGTATCCGTTGCGTTGTACGGCCTGCATGATCACGGCGGTGTTCGCGTCGTTCTGCACGAAGGGGACCACGCCGCCCTGTCCGTTGCCCATCATTCCGCCACGGGCACCGCCGAAACCTCCCATGCCTCCCCATCCCATCAGGATGAACAGAAGCAGGATGGCGAACAGGTCGTCACCCCAGCCGTTGCCGTTACGGTTGTTGCCGTTTCCCATCAGCGCCAGGATGTTCGGATCCACACCGCGCTGTTGCATAAGCGCCGGAAGCATGGCCAGTATGCCATTGGTGCCGCCTCCGGAGTTCCCGTTCTCGGGGAACACAAAAGTTCTTGATTCACTCATAGTTGTATTTGTATTTTGTAGTTCCGGTCACTAATCCGACCGTGGTGCAAACATACTCAACTACACGCGCTCCGTCGAGCGTCCTGTTCTGATGTGTTTCCTTATTTGTTCCAGATATATTCCGATCATCGGCGAGGTGATGTTCCGCGCCAGCAGGCGCCGTACTCCCCGCGCCGTGCGGTTGGTCATCCCCGCTATCTGGTCGGGATACAGGCCGGCTTCCGAGAGCAGCCTGACAAGCACATATCTGGCGTCCGTGGACTCCATGTCCCTGAAGTCGCCCAGTATACGTTCCCTCGGCACTTCCGTTTCACGCTCGGTCAGGACGAGCAGGTTGAAGAAAATTTCGCTCTTGCACATGATTATTCAATTTTTATTATTACTTTTGTGCACCCCATCAAAGAAAAAGCACACGCATTTCAAGTCTAAGGATTTTAGCCCTCAGCGTTTGGAGTGCGTGTGCTTCTATGTTTTCTTGATGGGGATCGGAAAACGAGCGTTGAGGGCTTTTTTATTATTAACCCTCCCTTTGTTGCATATTTATTTCATAATCACTACCTTTGTCATACAGGTAAAAGTTTTTTCAAATTGTTCAAATGTTTCAGGGTATGAGGAAATCCAGGATAAACACTCCGGGAAGAAGTTATGTGTTCCGTGTTACGGATGTCGTGCGCATTTATGACGAGCACAGCCGCAGCGGCCTTTCGAACCGTGAGATATTCCGCCGTTACATCTGGCCCAAATACCGGATATGCGAACGTACCTTCTACAATATGATCAAGGCCAGCGCGGACGACCGTGTCATCGCCCGGCAGCGCGAGATGCAGATGACACTTTTCTAAAGTCTCTCAACCGCCCTGAACGTGTATTCCTCCACATCCTCCACCACCTCCGCATGATTATGGTTTGTGTCGCTGGCTGTACGCCGGAACATGTCAAAGCATACCTTCCCGTTGTCCCCCTTGAAATCATGCAGGCAGGCGCTGATCTCCTCCAGCAGGCTGAAACGTTCCAGGGACTGCTGCTGGTATCGGCTTCCCTTCCTTGACGAGCCTTTCCAGGGGGTCACGACATGCAGCCTGACTGTAACCGCCGCCTGCTGTACGGCACCCGATAGCGTCGTCCATTTATACGGCATGAACTCAAGGAACACGGCGGGCATGTCGAAAGGCTCCTCCTCCTCGATGAAGTCGACCTGCTCGTTCCACAGGTCATAGGTCCTGACTGCCGGCACCCCTTGCCTGTCCGGCAGCTGTTCCAGGCGTTCCTGGAGCTGCAAATAGAAAAAACTTCTCATATTTTAATCGTTATCGTTGAACACTTTCTTCAAATTCTCCACGGCTATCTCATCCAGCAGTTTCTCCAGATCTGGATGGCGTCCGATGAACTGACGCCTGGGAATCATGATCCTGCTTCCTGTCTTCTTCAGCGCCATGGCCTTGTAGAACTCCGCATCCCGGGATATCTGCCTGTTCTTCCTGCCGTTCCGTGCCTTCCCGGCCTTTGTCCGGGCTATACCTCCCACGGCCTGCCTGTACTTTATCCAGAAATATCCCTTCATCCTGCGGGTGACGGTGATGCTTCCCCCCTCGTTGTGTATCTTCGCATACGGCACGGACGAGGTGATCTCCACCCCCTTGCATCCTTCCATTATCCGGGAGCGTATGCTGCGTCTGAGGGTCCCGGACTGTACGAGCAGGCCTCTGGTTTCGTCCGTGTCACCCTTCCGCCTTTTCCACTTCTCGGTGAAGAAGGCCTCGCGCTTGAAATTCATGTCGAACTCATCCTTCGCCTCCACCCTGATGTCATTCAGCGTAAGGCGGATGAAGCGGTTTATCCGTCCCCGCAGCTCCCTCATGGTCTTTTTGGAACCGTTGTCATCCATTGCCGCCTCCTTTCCCGGCCTGTTTCCGGATGATCCGGCAGGCCCTGCACAGTTCATTCCCGTCCCCCTTGCCGTCGCAGTCCGCACAGTCCTTGCGGGTGTACGGGTTATATGCCGGGAATGTGGTCATCCGTTTCCCCGGATTGAATCGCATCATCTCCTGGTACTTTCCCGATGTGGCCTGCGATCCGAGGTTCATGGCCTCCCTCTCGTCGCTTTCCGGATACTTCCCTTTGCGGACCTGTTCTGTCGTGCAGCGGCATCCGAACCCGTTGGGCGGGAGATACCAGTCCCAGAACCTGCTGGAGAGGGGAAGGGTGATCCCGTCCAGGGGACGGTGGCCCTTGCGGACCCTCTCGTCTCCGGCGGTACGGTACTGCAGGTTGTAATCCTCCCCGTCCTTCTCGAAATCCTTCCATTTCGCGGCCATCAGCGCCGATGACCTGGCAAAGTTCCACTCTGTTTTCAGATAGGCCCCGTTATAGGTGTCGTTGATTGTCTGAACGTCGTTTAAAAACCGTTCAAACGGTTTTAATCCGCCGTCTTCATCGAGCAGGGAGGGAAACGCCTCGTTCAGCTCGTGGAAGGTCTTTATTCCGCTGAAGACATAGTCGGACTCCTTCAGCCTTTGCACGCTCACCTCGTCCAGCGGCACCTCCCTGACGGAAAGGTCCACGGCATTGTCAAGCAGCGCGGCGGTCTTCTTGATGAATTCCCTGACCTCCTCGTCCTCCAGCATCTCCGGGCTGAACCCCTTCTGTCTGTACAGCCATGCCATGAGCGGCAGGAAGGCCTCCTCCACCTGCGAGGTGTCGGCCTGCCGTGTGTCGTTGTCGTCTTTTTCCAGGGCCAGCGTGCTGTTTCCGTACAGCAGCGCGGCCCTCTCATGCAGCCCCGCATAGTCGGCGGGGCCTAGTCGAAAAAAGGTTTTACCAGCTGCTCCTTCCTGTCCTTTCTTGTTATTACGGGAATCTGGTACTTGTTTACGATATATTTGGGGTCCACCTCGTAGTGGTTCATCACCATGGTCTCGTATGCCACCTGCTGCTCGGGCGTGTAGGTCACGCTGTCATCCCAGTCAAAACGGTACCCCTTGACCGGAAACCCGTGTTTTACCATGCGGGGGATCAGCTGCCAGTTCACCAGGTCCTTTATCATGTCGGCATCCTTGTTGATCAGGTTGTCCAGCATGTTCTCGTGAACCTTGGACTGTGAGAGCGACGCCCCGTTGTCTACGGTCATGGTCTGCGTGAGCACCGCCTTGCTTATCTCGCTGTTGCAGCGTTCTATGCGCCTGTCGTACACATTGTACGCGTCCCCCCGTGTGGATTCCTTGATGTCGATGGTCGTCCCTTCCGGGAACAGCCCGTATGACGCGGCCCCCATGTTCCTGAGCAGCCTTTCCAGCCTGTCGAATTCCTTGGGGTCACGGCTGGTGGTCGTTCCGATACGTAAAGGGATGCCGAATATCTCCCCGAACATGTCCCAGAAGCTGGACATGTTCTTTTTCGGGATGGTATGCAGGGCGCATTTGAGGTACAGCCCCAGGTCATGCGTGCCTCCGGCTTCCGTCACCCACCATGACACGGGTCCGTTGCGGTAGTCATACCCCGACTGCCATGTGTCGTTCTCGCTGGTGATGATCACCCCGTGTTCAGGCACGACATGAGTGCGCGGTATCAGGCTGACGCTGCTGAACACCGGCTTGTCCTCCACGGTGATGACGGGTCCCAGCTCGATGAGGGAGTTCCCGTAATATATGCTCTCAAGGCTGAGCCGCATCCACTGCTTGAACCACGGCGTTTCGAACAGCTCCCTGAGATCCTCGTTCTCGGCGCCTGACCTGTCGACGATCCTGAACCCCTTGTTCATGACGAACCCGGTACGCTGTTCCACGCATCCGGCAAGGTGCCCGTCCACATCCACGTCCGTATAGATGTTGTACAGCCGGTTCCGCCTGGGCTGCTCCACATTGATGGCCTGCTGCCATGCGTACCGCCATGACCTCAGGTCGTTGCGTGTGAGGTTCTCCGTCTGCAGCTGGAGGCTGACCGTGATGTCTCGGACCTTTTTCCGGTCCGCCCGGCGCGCAAGGTCCATATTGCCGATGCGCACCCCCTTGTCTCTTCCTTTTCCCATAATTACCAGATATAGTTGTTCCTGATCCCCTCACCTGTGCGGATCGGGTTGTAGTAGTCTTCCTGTCCGTCGGGCCCGGTGACGGTGGGGAGGTCAAGCATCACATCGGAGGCCTGCACCGCCTCCAGCCATTCCACCTGTTTGTCATACTGCGTGCTGTACTTCTCAAGGCTCATGCGGGCCGGCAGGCCCAGCGCCATCCTGTACAGCGCGATATCCGTCAGGCACCCCACCAGCGCCATGTTCCTTTCGTCCCCCTCTCTGGAGAATGCGGCATCCACGTCGTACCGTCCTCTCAAGTACCCGGCGGCAAAATCCATGGCGAACCTTTCGGCAAGCAGGCGGTTCTCCTCCTTGCTCTGCTGCACGATCTTCAGGGCTTCCTCCCCGATATTGATATAGTCCTGTTCCGTTATATACATAATGGTATGTTTTGTTTGATTGTCACCATCCTTCCTTGGGCGCCTGCCTCATTCCGATACGGGGCGGCATGGTATCCTGGCGCACCTGTTTCTGCAGCTTGTATATCGCCCCCTCGTCCGCGTCCGGGGAGTCGTCATGCGCCCGGCTTCCCTGCTCGAAGGAGAGCGTCTGGTCAATGGAGGTCCGCATGTCGGCGTCGTCCTTCAGCCTGATGTTGTACCAGACGAGCCCTCTTTCCCACAAGGGTGATATGGCCTCGATCCGTGCGAACTTGTCGGGTTTCTTGCGCGTGTCCGGCATGATGGGAAGCTGGTATCCCCTTATGTCCCCCTCCCTCTGGAACTCGTCAAGTATGGTGTCCTGCATGAAGTTCGCCTCCATATAGAAGATGGCGGCGCAGTCCTCCGGCAGGGATTCGTACAGGTCATAGAGCCAGCGTACCATCTCGCCTACGCCGCACTGCCGGCAGAACGCGCGTATGCAGTGCAGCTCCCTGTGCGATGCCGTTTTCATCCCCCTTTTGGGCCGCCCCCACATCTTGCACGCCTTGTAGTCGTTCTTTCCGCCGCTCTTCCACGAAGGGTCGACATATACCACGATGCTTTCGTAGTATTTCAGCCTGAGCATCGGCTTGTACCTTATCCATCTTTCCTGGAATACCGCCCCTTCGGTGACGGGGTTGTTCATGTATTCCTTCTGGAAGGAGCGGTATCCCATGAACTCCTCCAGTCCGTGGAGGTATTCCGCCGTGTATCTCTCGGGCCATGACGGGTTCCCGTCCCTGTCGAAAGCGTTGACGGAGCTGGTGTGCACGGTCCTGCTGTCAATGATCTTCTGCAGCACGCTGTTCTTTCCGATCAGGTTGCCCACCATGACAAACCGTCCTCCCTTTCCCCCGAAACATCCGAAGAGCGCCTCCTTGATCCACTTGGTCATCTCGCGCACCCGGGCCTCGCTGCGGCACATCTCGTCATCGTCAAGGTCATCCACCACTATGTAGTCGGGACGCATCTCCCGGAAACGAAGGCCTCGCGGCGACTGTCCCCGTCCCCGGCTGAAAAAGGCACACCGGTCCTTTGTCACGAACTCCCCTTCCTGCCAGCATCCGGCGTTGTACTGTTCGCCGAAATCCTCGATGATGTACCGGTTGGACTGCAGCTCCATCTGCAGGTCCCCCAGAAGGGCGTCCGCATTGTCCTCGCTTTTCCCGACCAGCACCATCACATGCAGCTTGCCGTTGAATTTCAGCCACAAGGGTATGCCGATATCCAGATGCACGCTCTTGGCATGGCCGCGCGGCCATTTGAACACGGCGCGGCAGTTGTCGTTATTGTACATATACCGGGCCGCATCGTTATGGAACCCGGCATTGGGACATTCGCAGTAGTGTTTGAGGTAACGCTGGCAGAAATAGCCGTAATCCCTGAGCGCCCGCGCGATGTTGCGTTTCCTCTCCTGGGGGGATTCCATACGGTCCTCCGATGTGATCCTGGCCAGCCGTTCGCTCTGCTGCAGCCAGCGTTTGTACGCGTCCTTCCTTTCCTGTTCCGTCATGGCTTCTTTGTGAAAAAGGGGGTTAGAAAATCATCATGCAGGCCGTGGAGCATCGCCACGACCTTGTCGGGAAGCTCCGGATAATCCTTCCGGTGTTCCATCAGCCAGTCCTCGAACCGGATGAAGGCCTCCACATAATGCACCACATTGGTGCTCCTGTCCATCTTCTCGATGGTGGCGGCCAGCTTGACCAGGTCGTCGGCTATCTTCTTTTTTTTCAGATACTCGTCAGGGTCCTCGATGGCGTCATTGATGATGGAGAGGATCTTCTGCGTGACCTCCTCGCGTGTCATTCCGTAACAGGCCTTCAGCTCCCTCCATCCTTCCTGGCTGATCCACCTGCTGAGCGTCTGGCGGGCGATCCCCGTCATCTCGATGATCCTTTCCTGCGGGATTCCCTTGAGGTACAAAGCCTTGGCGGTATCTTTCGACTTATGTCCGGTTCTTGCCATAATGAATTGTTTTTTCTGCAAATATGCACCGCGGAACGTCCCGGAGTCAAGAAAATGCGCGGGCGTTGCACACAATGATGAAAGTGTTGCACACTTTTTTTGAACGCCTTCCCTCCGGATGTAAGTTTGCGGCAAAATCAGACGGAAATGGGCAAAAGAATAAGAATAAGCAACGAAACGCTGAACTGTTACGGAACATGGGTGAGGACGGACGGGGTGGACCTGTCCCAGTACGAGCGGAACCCTGTATTGCTGTGGATGCACGAGAGAGGGTGCGTCATCGGAATGGTGAAGGATATCAGAAGGGAGAACGGTGAGATTACCGGAGAGCCCTGGTTTGACGATGTCCGGGAGGAGAGCAGGATGGCCAGACAGCAATGGGAGAAAGGCACGCTGCGCATGGGATCGCCCAATTTCGACATACTCGAACTCTCCGAAGATCCGGCACTCCTGAAACCCGGGCAGACCTGCCCCACGGTGACCAGGTCCAAACTGGTGGAATACAGCATGGTGGATATCGGGGGGAATGATGACAATATCAGCCTGATTTATGAAGGGAAACCGTTGAAACTCAGCAAGGGGGACGGCTCGCACAGTCTTCCCCTCCTGAAAAAAAACAATAACCAAAAAACTACACCTGAAATGAACAATGAAGAAATGAAAGCAGTCGCCCTGATGCTGGGCCTCACGGATGCCGCGACACTGACAGACGTGCAGAAAAAGATCAATCTCCTGCTGGAGTACCAGAGAGCGAACGGAGTGCTGCAGGCCGAGAAGGAGAAGCTGGAGAAAGAGCTTGACGGACTCAAGCTCTCGGGTATAACCGCCCTTGTGGATTCCGCCATCGGGGAGGGAAAGATCAGCGCCGACAGGAAGGATCATTTCATCTCCCTGGGGAAATCGGTCGGCGCGGAGTCCCTCAAGCTGACCTTCGAGGCGATGAACCCTGCCCTGCGCCCTTCCGCCATACTGGCCGGGAAATCCGGAGGAGCCGTACATGCGGGAGGCTACGAGAAATGGACGGATGTGCCGGAGGAGGAGCTCAAGCTGATGCGCTCCGATGACCCGCAGCAGTACAGACGTCTGTACAAGAAACAGTTCGGAGTGGACTGTCCTGAATTTAATTAACTAAAAATTAGAAGAGAATATGAAAAAGAAATTTATTCTGAAATTTTGGACCGGAACGGCCTTCAATATCATAATGGGGGTCATCCTTGCGTCAATGGTGGGGATCAGCCCCGCATACGGTGCGGCCTCGGGAATAGTTGTGCCGATGCTTCTTAAGGGATTCATGCCGGCCGGTGCCGCCATGGAGGGTGTGTACACCGAAGTATGGACGGGAGAGCTGGTCAGACAGCTCGGTGCGGGACTGACGGCGTCGTTCCTTGACGGGATACCGGACTATTCCGCAAGAGTGAACAACGAGATCATCCACCTGGTGGATGTGGGTGCCGATCCGGACGTGCTGGTGAACAACACCACCTATCCCATACCCATACAGAATCTGGAGGAGAATGACATCCCCATCGGGCTGGACAAATTCCAGACAAAGGCCACCCGTGTGACGGATGACCAGCTTTATGCAATTTCCTATGACAAGTTCTCGCTTGATGTCGAGCGTCACAGGAACGCCATCGACCGTATCCGTTACAAGAAGGCTGCGCACGCCCTGGCTCCATACAGCCATACAGGCAAGACTCCGGTGATCCCCACCAGCGGGGAGGCGGATGCCACAGGACGGAAAAAACTGACCTTGAAAGACATCATCGCCTTGAAACGCGCCCTGGACAATGCCGAGGTGCCGGAGGACGGGCGCCGTCTTGTGCTGTGTCCGGACCATGTGAACGACCTGCTCGAACAGGACCAGTCGTTCAAGGACAAGTTTTACAATTATACCAGCGGCAAACTCCTGAACATGTACGGTTTCCAGATCTACACGTTCATCAACTGTCCGTATTACACCAAGGAGGGGGTCAAGGTTCCGTACAACCAGACTCCGGGTGAAACCGACCTGAAAGGATCCTTCGTGTTCTATGTACCCCGCATGTTCCGTGCGCAGGGCTCGACCAAGATGTATTATTCGGCTGCGGCTACCAGCCCGCAGACCCAGGAAAGCCTGGTCAACTTCCGCCATTACTACATCGTTCTTCCCAAGAAACAGGAGGCGATCGGAGCCATCTATTCGTGGGACGGTACCACTGTCCAGAAAAAGGACCAGGAAGTTCCGGCCGAGAAACGGTGGGCCGAGGTGAGACGGGAAGCGGTGGCGGCAGCGAGAGCGAAAGCCGCGTCTGAAGGAACGGATTCGGAAACCGATGAAATCGAGCCATGACCATGACACCAAGAGGACTACGAAACAATAACCCCGGAAACCTCCGCCTGTCAGGTGACAGGTGGAAGGGCCTCCGCCCGGTGCAGACGGACAAGGAGTTCTGCCAGTTCACCGACATGAGATACGGCTACCGTGCCATGCTCATCACCTTGAGGAACTACCGGAAGAAACACGGTTTGAAGACCCTCTCCCTTATGATCGGGCGTTACGCCCCGTCCACGGAGAACGACACCCGCGCCTACCTTTCAAGCGTATGCGGCGAGCTGCAGGTTCCAACCACCTACGAGCCGGACGTGGATGACAAGGGGACGATGTGCCGTCTGGCCGCCGCGATGAGCCGGGTGGAGAACGGCGTGCCTGCCGTCATGGCGGACATAGAGGCCGGCTGGGACATGATCTGAAAAATGATATGCGTATGGACTGGGGCACTGTATTCGAACTTCTCCAGCAGTGGCTGGCCCCCACGGGGTGCATAGCCATGGCAATAGGCTGGTGGCGTGACCGCAGGCTCGTCAAGGTCCGTGCGGTCAAGGAGAACGAGGGCACATACAAGCAGTTGTATGACGACCTCTCCGAGACGACTTTACATTTAAGTGACCAAATACGAAAAGTCAATGAGAAAATTATCGTTCTGGAACAGGCGCTGCGTAAATGTTACCAGTGCAAGTATGCTGACCGCTGTCCTGCTGTTGTCTGGATGCGCAGCAAACAGGGAGAGCCGAACAGCCGTCCGCTCGGGCTCTCTTCAGAGGAGCGTAACCGGGGAAATAATCTTCGGCAAGGCCCCGACGACTCTGACGAGCCTGGCACTGAAACCCGGGCTCCTCCGGACGATAGGCGGCCTTCCGGCCGGCATGGGCGTGACGGAGCAGCATGAGGGGCTGGACCTGAGGGTGGAGTCAGACGGGGAAGGCGGCGTGAACGTCACGGCCGTCTCGTATGCCCGGCCGGAGATCACCGTAAGGGAGACCTCGGATATGAGGTTGGAGTCAGAGGAGGCTACGGCCGGGGAAAAACAGCCGGTTCCCTCTTTTTGGGACCGGACAAGGACGAAGGTGTTGTGCTGTTTTGTCCTCCTGCTTCTCTTCTGGGGACTCCGGCGGTTTAAAGACAAATCAAGGAACAATTAAAACATGAATCATTATGGCAGAAACGAATACCGGCGCCATCTATGGCGTGAAAGCTCTCAAACATAACGGGAGGGCTCTCGGGCTGATATCCGAGGACGGGCTGCAGCCCGGAGGCGACTCGCCTTCCAAGACCCGCATCTGGGCGGCGCAGAAACGCAACGCGCCGTTCGCGGTGCTCAAGTCCACACCGGGAACCAAGACATGGACGTTCACGCTCATCGAGCTGTCCGCGGACAACATGATACAGGTGATGGGCGGGACGAAGGAAAGCACCGGGGTCTATGTGCCCCCGACGGAGGACAAGGACGTGCAGGGCGTGTTCGACATCGAGACCGTGACGGGACACACGATCCGTATCTATAACGGGGTGCTCACATGCAATTTCGCCAACGGGATCAACTTCAGCAACGTGCTGGGCATCGAGTGCGAGCTGGAGATGCAGGATGCCGGGGAGAAGCCTCCCTACAAGATCTTCGCCCCGGGTGACAGTGTACCGGAATATACCGAGTAATGACGGAAGGGAAGGACACACGAAGTCGGGCGGCGGACATGCTGCTTGACATCGGCATCCGCATTCCGGTGATGCCGCTCAGGCCCTTTAAAAAACGCCCCGGGAAATCCTTCCTTGTCATGCGCCGTCCGCCCGCCGGGGCGGTCATCCGCATAGCAAGGCGGTACCTGGAGCTCGGCGTCACCCCGGAGGATATCAGGGCGATGGACTATGAAGAAAGGATGCGGTTCGTGGCGGAGAAGGGAAAGGCGGTCAGCCGGATGGTCGCGCTGGCCGTATGCACCGGATGGCTCTCGGGGATGCTGTTCTCCGGCCCTGTGGCATGGTATCTCAGATGGAGGGTGCATCCGGCGATGCTCTCCGCTGCCCTCATCGAGCTGCTCAGGGGCATGGACATACAGCCTTTTTGCAATACTATTCCGTTGGCGTCCAGAACGGCGGAGCTGTTGGAGCCGATAGGAAGCCGGGAAAGGAAAACGGGTTAACGGGCCGGCAGGAAGGCCCCCATAGCGTTTTCGGAATCATCGCGCAGGCGATGGAACGGTTCGGCAGGTCGAAACGGCACATCCTGTGGAAGATCAGCTACGCCGAGCTGATGCTGATGAACACGGATGTCAGCCGGTACGTGACCAAGGAGGAGCTCCTGGAAAGGGAGCGCAAACGTAGGCCGGACAAATTCACCACTGAATATTTTCAAACAAAACTCGGAGGATAGGAATGGAACCTGTAAGACTGGAGATACTGCTTGACGACAAGACACTGAAGGGGATGCGCTCGGTGGAGGGCAACCTTTCCGGGATAGGCCTGTACGCGAAACAGGTCATCGCACAACTGGAGCAGGAGCTTGCAACCCTGCAGGAACGGTTCAAGCAGGCCATGGCCACAGGTACGAATACCGATGCCCAGATGGCGGACATCCAGGCGCTGCAGGGAGTCATCAGGCAACTGAAAGCGGAACTGCAGGGGCTGGAAGAGCAGAAGAAAAAGACAGGATCCATCCCTCTCATGGGAGATGATCCCGCCCCGAAACTCAATAATGTGAGGATGAGCATGCAGCAGATCGCCCGGGAACTCCCCTCGCTGGCAATGGGTCCCCAGATGTTCTTCCTCGCCATTTCCAACAACATTCCCATGTTCACCGACGCCCTGTCGTCAGCCCGCCAGGAGTATGAGGCGCTGACCAAAGCCGGAAAGAAAGCCACCCCGGTGTGGAAGCAGGTGCTTTCCTCACTGTTCTCGTGGCAGACGGCGCTGGCCGCCCTGATTACCCTGTCCGTCGTATACGGGAAGGAGATCGGCGGATGGGTGAAGAGCCTGTTCGGCGTGAAGGATGCCGCCCTGTCCGCGGCGAAAGCCCAGGAAAAGGTGAATGAATCCTTCAGGAACAGCAGCAGTGATGTGGCGGAACAGGTCACTCTCGTCAGGTCCTTGTCCGAAAGATGGAAGGAACTGGGAGACAACATGGCGGATAAGAAACAGTTCATCACCGAAAACAAGAAGGAGTTCGGGAAACTCGGTGTTGAGGTGGGCAACGTGAATGACGCCGAGAACCTGCTGGTGGACAATACGGACGTGTTCATCGGGGCGATGATCCTCAGGGCAGAGGCGGCCGCAGCGTTCAAGCTGGCCACGGAGCAGACGGAGAAGGCCTTGAAAAAACAGAACGAGATAGAGGAAAGGCGGAAGAAGGGCCCGACTTTCTGGGACAGGTTCAGGGCCAATTTCTTCTCTTCCGCGTCCGGATCAGCCACTTATACCCGTCAGGCGGACGCTCCCACGGCCGAACAGCTCAGAGAAAATGATATCTCCGCCCTGGAAGAGGAACAGAAGGCGGCGGAGGATACGGCCAAATCCTATATGGACCTGTTCCTTGCAAGGACAAAGGAATGGAAGGAGAGGCTTAAATCGGCAGGCATAAAGGAAGATGACGGCAGGGAAACCAAGGATACGGGCAAATCGGCCCGGGATTATCAGGACGAGCTCGCCGACGCCCGTATCAGGGCGCAGCAGAAACTTGAGGCGGCACGCATATCGGTCATGCAGGAAGGTGTAAGGAAACGCCAGGCCCTTGCAAGGCAGGAGCTTGACGAGTCGCTCGCGCAGATCGACAAGGAGGAGCGTGACACCCTCAAGAAAATGGACGAGGCCGAAAAGAAACGGGGTGTGAGGTCCACGCCCGAGGAAAGGCAGGCCGTAAGGGACAATGCGTCCCAGCAGCGTCTTGTCGCCTACCAGCAATACGCGAAGGAATTCTATACAGCCGACAAGGAATGGCAGGAGAAGGACCTGCAGTCCTGGATTGACTATAACAGGGAATACGGCACATACCAGCAGAAACGTCTGGCCATCATGCTGGAATATACCCTTAAATCCTCGAAAGAGAGTCTGAACGGGAATGACAAAAGGATGCTGGCCCGACAACGTGACGAGGCGCTGTCCGAACTTGATTTCAACGAACTGAAGGACACCATCAACTGGGATGTCGTCTTCGGCAATCTGGACAAGGTGGCGAAAAAGGAGCTGCAGAAGGTGAAGCGGCAGATAGTCAGCTTCCGCAACAGCCCGGAATTCAAAAAAAGCGCCACTCCGGAACAGATGCAGGTCATCGAGGAAGCCATCGGGAAGATCGACAGCGAGGTCATCGAGAAAGGAGGTCTGTTCGGCAATCTGACCGAATCCATACGGGAATACTCCGAAGCGGTTGATGAACTGACAGCCGCGCAACGGGATTATGACGAGGCCGTGCGGCAATACGGGGCGGACAGTGCGGAAGCGGAGGCCGCTCGAAAGAAAAGGAACAAGGCGGAAGCCGGGGAGCGCAATGCCGGGAACAATCTGGAAGCCTCGAAGGATAAGGCGGTGAGAAACATCACCGCCGTGGCCGATGCGATGAACACGCTGGGCGAGGCGGACATGAGCCTGTCATCCTTCGGAAGCGCGGTCGGGTCTCTGGTGGACACGCTGTCCGCATCCGGAAGCAAGATCGGCGGCATCATCGCGGCCATACTGGCTATCCTTGACCAGATCGGGCAGAAAGGGCTGGAGGGTTTTGTCGGCAACATTCTCGAAACCGTCATGCACGCCGCAGGAGGATTGTGGGACAGCATCGGACGTCTGTTCGGTGTCAAGGGGCTTGGAGGCATCTTCAAGGGAGCCGACTATTCCGGCTATAACGAGATGGTGGACCAGTACAACCGTCTGAACGAGATATGGGATGAACTGATCGACAAGAAAAAGGAATATATAGAGACCAGCTACGGCGCCGAGGCGCAGAAGGTCGGAGAGGAAGCGCTGGCCCTACAGCGGACCGCCATAGACTCTTACCGGATACTGGGCAAGGAACGTCTGAATTCGGGAGCCAGCACGGGATCGCACTCTATCGGGGTGCGGCAGCGCAAATGGATGTCCTCTCAGGACTGGGCGGCAGCCGGCGCGGCCCTGGGAGAAGACTTCTACAGGTACGGGATCGGGGAAGGACGTATGACCGGGCTGTTCGATCTCTCCGTGGAGCAGCTGGAGAAACTGAAGTCGGAAGCTCCCACATTCTGGGCCAAGCTGGATGATGATGTCAGAAATTACCTGGACAAGATCATTGAAGGTTCGGAAAAACTGGGTGACATACAGGCCCAGATAAAGGAACAGCTCACGCAGATGTCTTTTGACAGCATGCGTGACGCCTTCTATGACACACTGCTTGATATGGAAAGCGGGGCGGAAGACTTCTCGGAGGACTTCAGCGAGTACCTGCAGAAGGCTATCCTCAAGACAAGCCTGTCGAAAGTCTACGACAAGAGGCTTCAGGAATGGTATGACAAGTTTGCCAACTATAACAAGGAAGGAGGTATAGATACCGGGGAATACAAGGACCTCCAGCAGGAATGGAACGATATCGTAAAGGACGCCCTGGAGGAGCGTGACTCGCTGAAGGATATCTTCGGATGGACATCCTCCTCCTCTTCCCAGTCCGGCCGGGCCGGAACCGTCACCTCCATGACCGAGGAAACGGCCGGAAGGCTGGAGGGAATCGGCAACGCGACCCTTGACCATGTCATCAGCATTGACAACAACCTTACGAGGCATCTCGAAGGGATGGCGACATCCCTGGGCAAAATTGCGGGGAATTCGGAGTACCTCAAACACCTCGAGACGATAAACGAGAACATCGCGGAGCTCCGGCGCGGTGTGAAACTGAAAACATAGGACTATGGAAGTGGAGGAAGGATTATTGAGGATAAACGGGACGGACATGGCGTCCCTGGGATGTTTCCTGTACGAGGAGAACGCGGGGGACCATACCAATTACGACTCGCTGATGAAGCCGCCGAAGATGAAGGAGTACACATCCGTCAGCTACCGGGAACTTGACGGCGAGGAGCTGCCCGAAACATTGCTTCCCCGTTACGAGGCGAGGGACATTACGCTGAAGATGGCGGTGGTTGCGGATACACGGACCGGGTGGTTCGAGAACTACAACGCCGTGCTTGCCTTGCTGAAGTCGGGATGGCTGACGCTGGAGGTTCCTGAGATAGGCCGGGTGATGAAGGTCTACCTGAAGGAATATACCCGGTACAGCCAGTTCACGACAATCAGGAATACCGGCCAGCAGGTAGCCGGATTCACGGTCACGCTGCGCGAGCCGAAACCTGTTTCAACCAGTGATTAAAAACGATTTAAAGACATTGTAA